TTAACAACTCAGCCAACCAAGCTGTCAACAAACGAGATTATGCCATGCAACTGCCGGTTATTCAAGAACACAATGATTTAAATCAAGCGATTGATTCTGACATGAAGCACATTGAGCTGCTAAATCGTATCAATGAGCGCAAAGCACGTATTGCTGAGAATGAGCGCAAAGCTCATAGCAAATTAGCTCAAGAACAAGCCTGGGCGGATGAAATTGAACGAATAAGACGATTTAAGGCTGGCGCGTTAGTAGCGTTAATAATGTTTATACCGGTCTTAGTTGCTGCTTGGGCTCTGCTGCAGATTAGCAGCCGAGGTTGATATGCAGAGAACGAGATCAATGACGGCTGAGCGCTACAAAAGAAGTTCAATACATTTTATTTAGGCATAAAAAAAAGCTCTGTCAGGGGGAACTGACAGAGCCTAAAACTCAACGTTACAAGCGAGATATTACTATGAACTTACCAATATTGCAAGACAACAATGTCAAGACTATGAGCAGCCGTGAAATGGCCGCGCTTTGCAAGAAGCGCCATGACAATACACTGCTAGTCATCAGAGATTTAGAAAAAAGGGGTCTCCTAGAAAATAGTAGGCCCCAGAACTACGTCCACGCTCAAAACGGTCAGCAGTATGTTGAGTATCTATCAGACAAACGGGACAGCCTTGTGATTGTTGCCAGGCTGTCACCTGAATTTATGGCGGCTGTCATTGACCGCTGGCAGGAGCTAGAGCAGCAAGCAGCAGCCACTCTTCCCAACTTCTTCGACCCAGTTGCAGCAGCAAGGGCATTTGCAGACGAGTTTGAAGCCAAGCGCATAGCACAAGAGCAGTTAGCAATAGCCAAGCCAAAGATTGATCACTACGACAAAATAGTTAATCGCGGCACCTTGCTTACCGCAACGCAAGTTGGCCAAAAGATAGGATTATCAGCAGTAAAGCTTAATCGAGTGCTAGGCGAACTGGATGTCTACAACAAAGCTCATAAGCGTGGCAAAGCATTTAAGCAGTGGTTTATCGACAAAGGGCTTGGAGAGATGAAACAGACAGATATGGGTCATTCACAAGCTTTATTTAGTCTCAAGGGTGAAGCCTGGGTAATTAAGGCGTTGGCTAGCGAGGGAGTGGCGTAATGCAAACTAATAAGAGGCAGGCAATGAAAGAGACAGGCTATACGCAGGTTGATAACAAGATATTTGACGCTCAGCCGTTTTTATCTCCCGCTGCGTTTGGCGTGTTGATTCGTATGGTAAGAATGATAGAGGGTTATGGAAATGATGATAGCGGGCTATCAAACACTTTTCTTCAAGATAACTGCAATTTAAGCAAGAATACTGTTTCAAAAGCGGTTGCCGAACTGGTGAAATTTGGTTTTCTAAATCAGAAAAAACAGCAGAGAACGACGACTATTTACAGCTTAAATTATGAAAATATCGCTGCCTTCGATGCTAAAAAACATGGTCAAAATTTAGCATCCCAAAATTTAGCATCCCAAAATTTGACCATTCGATTCCCAAAATCTGACCTAGTTAGTTCCCAAAATTTGGGACGTAATAAAGAAAACAAAAGAAAACCTTTTAAAGAAAACTATAAAAAAGGAAATGAGAAAACCGACTCTCCTAAATCTTACCAACCGAAAAAACCTGAATCTGTCTCTGAGCAAATTTGGAGTGATTTACTCAGTCACAGGAAATCAAAAAAGACGTCGAACACTCAAACGGCATGGACAACAATTTTCAACGCGCTGGAGAAAGCACAACAGGCAACCGGACACACATTGGATCAAATAATCGCTTTTTGGATAACCAAGGACTGGAAAGGTTTTAACGCTGACTGGTATCTGAACGCACAGCCAAAACCACAGCAAACAAATTATCAAGGAACCCGTTATGAAAACAATCAGCAGCCTAGCCACAACCGTCAGCAACCAGTTAAGCAGTCAAGCGCAGATGCCTACGAAGAAAACCTCGCTAGAGAGCTGGCAGAGCGATTCCCAGACGAATTCCCAGCAGCAGACCATTGTTTCTAAGCGTGAGCTAGCAAGCCTGTTCGCAGGATGGAAGAGATTGTTTAGAGCAAAAATGAAGGATGAAGACTGGGGTACCGATACGGTGATTGTTTGGCACATAGCACTGAATGACCTAGGTATGACTCAGCAGGAGTTTTCAGCAGCCAAACGCAAGTCACTGAGCTTGTCATGGCCACCAACAGCCCCAGCAGACTTCCTTGCACTAGGCCGCATAGCTGGACAGTCGGAATATCCAGATAACCAAGAGGCTTTTGACATAGCTTGCAGAAATTGCGGAATGAGGGGCCAAGTAGAGCGGGACTGGGTACACGGGACAATCTATGAGACAGCGACAAGGATCGGATGGGGAAAACTGGCTAACGCTGACTACGGGTTTATGAAGTATTTCAGCAAGGTTTATCAGCAAGTGGTTAGTGAGCATAAAAACGGCGCAACGTTTGTGGTGCCAGAGTCGCATCAGGTTGAGTACAGCCATAACCCAGTCACAGCAGACAGCCCCAAAGCGGCTGAGATTGATAACTTCCTCAGTCAGTTTGTGAAAAAAGGGAGCATGGCATGAGCCGTAAACCCAAAACCGCAGCCCAAAAGAAACGCGAGCAGCAAAGACGAGACCAGCTACAGCGCAAAATCTATTTGGGAGAGGCACAGCCTGAAAAAGAACCGCTGATACCAGTGTTTAAGGGCTACATGCTGATACCACTGCGCAGTGACGTTGAATTTGAGGAGTTGCTGGCAGGTACGAGATTTACGGAAGACTGGGCTATCGACAGTCATCAAATTTTGAAAGAAGAGCGCCGGTACAAGATAACGCTGCATTTGCCGCTAATCGGTGAGGGCAACAACAGCCTGGTTTATACCGGTGATTACAATCTAAAAAACGGCTTGGAGTCAATCGTAGAGACCATTGGCATTATCTACGACAGCATGATTAAGGATCTGGAGCCGGAGCAGTTGGCTTTGATTCATCCGAGTAAGGGGCAGACGGTGGTGAGGGCATGACGGACTTTAACCATAGCGTGTTTGATAGACATGATTGTCCTGATTGGGCGGTAAGTGCAGCAGTAGATAAAGATGGCAAAGGGTTTTGGTTTGCAGTTAAGGCTGAGTTACTAAGCATTGAAGATGAAGAGTGGATGGCCCCAATGGATGGTGATTTTTTCGGCAAGTGCCAGAGGATTGGTTTTAGTTGGACTCAGTTTGATGCTAGCGACTGGCAAAATAGCGCAATCAATAGGGATGAGGGCGTGAAGAAATTGACGCAAGAGGTTTTTGATGGTGCGCCCGAATGGGTCAAGAGTGCGGCAACAAATAAAAACGGCAGAAGCTATCTATATCCCGTGCAAAAAAGCGGCTTAGAGCACGCTAACGGGTATTGGCACATGGAATACGGCGGATACTCTCCGTTTTGCGGTGAGCACGACGCCACAGACTGGCAAAACTCAGCGATTGATAGGGATGAGGCGGCATGACAACAGACAGCAAGCCCAAAACCCACAGGGTAAACACGGCAAGAGACGACAAGCCAATATCGCGCTGTCCCCACCTGTCCATGACCCGAGTTGAGGTGACGTATGCAGATGATTTTACAGTCGAACTTATGACACGTGATGATTTTTATAAGAATACGAAGGAGGTTGCAGGTGATTAAGACGAAGTTAAGTGGTCCGACCGAGGATCAGGTTCAAAAAGCAGTTATCGATTATGCAAAACACGTTAAGTACAAGGGTCGCCAGCTAGCCGCTTACCTTCACCATAGTCCTAATGGCGGCAAGCGAGCCACCAAGGTTGGAAAAAATGGCAAGACCTACTCGCCAGAGGCGCAAAAATTCAAGGCAATGGGCACTAAGGCAGGTTATCCGGACTTGATACTAGATATTGCTAAGGGTGGTTATCACGGATTGCGGATTGAGCTTAAGACGGTCAGGGGTCGGCCCACGAAGTTACAGCTTGAGCGGATAGGGATGCTTAATGACGAGGGCTATAGGGCGGTGGTTGCATACGGCTCTAACGATGCTATTTCGGTGATTAAAGATTACATGGGTTTGGAGGGTTAGGGGATGGATGCAGTGATGATTTTGAAGACAGTTGTGCTTTTCGCAATTGGCGTGATGATTTCCAAGTGGATTCGGTGGTGCGTCAAGCAATCGGTTAGAAACACGGTTAGAGATGAATTAAAAAAGACGGGTCGTAAGTAAATTCAACAGGTTGAGAGGGTTAGGTGATGAATGTGGTTAAGGCGAGGGTTTTTGCCCAGTATGATAAATCCAAAATTAGCGTGATTTTGGGATCAGACAATGTTGTTTATTTTAAGAAAACAGACTTGATGTCGATGTTGGGTCTTACTCGGCCAGCTGTGGTTACCAGCTATAAAAGAAAAATGGGGCCTGGCAATGAGGTGCTCATGATGGTTGAGGCTAGTGATGGCCTCCAGTACCCAACAGCTTGTATAACCGAGACTCAGATTACTGATTTTTTAAGCAAAAGAAACTGCTATCTTTCGCGCAGGGCTCTTGCATGGTTTGATGAAAATACGTTTTTTGAGGCGGAGCGTGCGGAGCCAGTGCCAGCAGCCGACCGAGAGCAGCCAGATGATACTGGGGCGACTGCTGAAGCGCCGGTGATTGGTTTTGACTACGGGCATTCAGACGATGAGAGCAAGTCTATTGCCGTGCTGGGCGACGGATCATCGTTGCACGAGAGATTTCGAGCCAATGTGTTCAAGGCATTTAATCCTTGCGCCGAGCGTTTAAAAAAACAACCAGATGAATCTGCATCTAAGCCAATGCATTTAATCGGCATCACAGGCCCTGCGCGTGCTGGCAAGGATACGCTTGCTGATTACTTGCTGGAGAACCTGGGCGATAACTGGGGTCGGTCGTCATTCGCTGATCCGATAAAAGCAATGCTCAGAGTGATTCGCGTGGACTGTACAGAACTCTCTAAAGACAAGATTCATGATTATTTTGGCGTTACACCCCGCCGGATGATGCAGACACTGGGGACAGAGTGGGGCCGTGACTTAATCGACAATGATTTTTGGGTAAAAGTGTTTGCTCGGGTGAATGCTGGCAAGTCGCTAATTGTGCCTGACGTGCGATTTGAGAACGAGGCGGAGCTTATCCGCAGTAATGGCATATTAATTCATCTAACGGGGCGTGGCGGTATCAATTCGGGGCATAAATCGGAGAATCCGGTGGGGTTTGAAGCCGGAGATATCGTTATTGATAATTCTAGGGATTTAGAGTGGCTATATGCGCAAGTGGACGGCAATGAGTTGCTGTCTAAGATTGCTGGGGAGGGTTAGGTTTATGAGTGCAGATGGGATTGATCTAGCAAAAGAGATTATTTACTGGTGTTTTATGGCTTTGTGCGCCTGGGGCGTATGGGCACTAAGACCACCTACTGACAAGCAATAGATAAATAAAAACGCCCATGTGGGGACATGAGCGTTTTAATCCAGATACCCATGGCAACCAAGGCTTAGCCCCGTAACCGCGCAACCAGACGACAAGGGTGATTGTAGCGGTTATGGGTGTATAAGACAACGCATTAGCGATGAGGGTTTTATGGGTAAGCGACTGGGT